ACCAAGAGATCCTAAAACGGTCACTGGTGGAAAATCTTATGCTACGATAGAACATGGCAAGTTTGCAGGTTTTATTGGAATAGAAGGAATGGTACTCTGTGAAATGCCAGAAGAAATGGTAAATGAACGTAATGAATATTACGCTAAGATGACTGAAAACTTAATGCGATCAGTCGAACAAGATATCCACAGAGCTGAGTCACCTGGAAATCCAATACAAAAGACCTTCAAGAGTGAAGTTACTAGAGGCGGCTTTAAAGAGTAAAAAGCAACTATAACTAGGAGGTTATAACTATGGCAAATGTAAATGCCCCTAATGGTTTTACACCATTAAGACACTTAACAGGTGGAGTTATCAGACCCCAAGAATATCCTATTGCAAACTCTTACGGCACTAATATTGCAAGTGGCGACTTAGTTACTATGACTACAGACGGTACTGTAATAAGAGGAACAGCTGGAGGAAATGCTTTAGGTGTATTCTATGGAGTTGAATACATTGAAAACTCTACAGGAGACGTCAAGTTCTCTAAAGTTTGGAACGCAAATACAGATGTGAAAGCAAACACAACTGTGAAAGCACTTGTATATGATGATCCAAACATAACATATAAAGTACAATGTAATGGTACTTTTGCTGCAGCCAACGTTGGTGAGTTAGCAAACGTTACTATTGGAACGTACAATTCAACATTCGGATATTCTACAGACGAATTAGATATTAGTACATTAGCTACTACATCTAAAGTTTTAAGAATATTAAGATTAGTTGATGAACCAAACAACGCTGCAGGCGCAGATGCAAAAGTAGAAGTGGTTATTAATAAATCACTATACGGTGTAGGTGCTGCTGGAGCTGGTGTATAATAAAAGGAGATTGAATTATGGCACTAAATAGAGCACTATTTACCAAACAGCTCAATCTTGGTTTAAATACCGTGTTTGGTATGGAGTATGACAGATATCCAGAACAATGGAGATCAATCTACTCTATCGAGCAGTCACAAAAAGCATTCGAAGAAGATGTACAAATGATCGGCTTCGGTGCTGCACCAACGAAAGCAGAAGGTGCTGCAATATCTTATGAATCTGGCAGAGAAGGATTTGTTTCTAGATACGTGCATGAAACTGTTGCTTTAGCATTCGCTATTACAGAAGAAGCTGAAGAAGATGGTTTATACGGATCTTTAGGAGCAAAATATGCTAGAGCTTTAGCAAGATCAATGCAACACACTAAAGAGATCAAAGGTGCAAACATCTTAAATAATGCAACTACTACATCAGTAGGTGGCGATGGCGTTTCTTTATTAAATGCTTCTCACCCACTAGGTGGCGGTGGTACTGCTTCTAACACATTATCTACAGCGGCAGATTTATCAGAAACTTCTCTTGAGCAGTTACTGATCCAAATCTCAACTGCAGTTGATGACAGAAGTATACCAATTGCATTATCTGGACAAAAGCTAATCGTTCCACCTCAATTGGTGTTCATTGCTGAAAGAATCCTTAAGTCTAATTTAAGACCGGGAACTGCAGACAATGATATCAATGCAATGAGAAATATGGGTATGATTCCTGGAGGCGTAGTAGTTAATCAAAGATTAACTGATCCAGATCAATACTTCATTATGACTGATTGTCCTGATGGAATGAAACACTTTGTAAGATCACCAATGAAAAAAGCTGTTGAAGGCGATTTTGAATCTGGTAATCTAAGATACAAAGTTAGAGAAAGATATTCTTTCGGTTTCACTGACTGGAGAAGTATCTACGGTTCGGAAGGAGCTGCATAATAATATAATCATACTAGGCGTAGCAATACGCCTAGTATTAAACCCTACGACTTCGAAAGAAGACTACTAAGGAGGTAGACTATGGGAACAACTACATTTTCAGGACCAATTAAAGCTGGTACTATTAAAGAAACTACTGGTACTACTTTAGGAACTGATGTAACAAATACTGGTTTTGTACAAATGGTACAATCTAAATCAGTTGCTTTAACTGGAGCTACAGCGAATACAACTGTTGCTGTTATTCCAGCTAACTCTCAAATCATCGATGTTAAATTAGATGTCGTTACAGCCGCAGATGATACTAATGCTGCTACTGTTTCAGTAGGAACTGACGCAAACGGAACTGCATATATTGCTTCTTCAAACGCTAAAGCGGTTGCAAGAACAACTCCAGTTGATGCTGCTATTCCTAACTTAGACGATGTAGGAACATCTGATTCTAATGTTGTTGCTGTATTTACAGCTACAGATGGCGATGGTACTAATGGTGAAGCTATTGTAACTGTACAATATGTACAAAACAATAACGTAACTTAATATTTCTGAGGGCCTTCGGGCCCTCTTTAATAAGGAGATATAATGTTTGAAAGTTTAAGTAGATTAGGTAAAGCTTTAGAAAATTTTAAATTAGATAAAGATACAGATAAAGAAGATGAAAAAACTTCTTTAGAAGAATATCTAGATTTTCAAAAAGCTAAAGAAGAATTTACACCAACAGAAGAACAAAAATCTGTTATGACTATGGAAGATTATCCCGGTCAAACTAAAACAGGTGAAGAAATATTAATAGAACAATCTAAAACAGAAAAAAAAGAAGATGAATTAGATAAAAAAATAAATGATATACAAAAAGTATTAACTTCATTTGGAGAAAAAGCAGAAGATGTAACAACCATTAAACCTGAAGTAATTGTAGATGATCCAGTAAAATCTAGAACTTTAAATTTAGAACCATTAGATTTAGGTAATTTAGCTCAAAAAGAGTATCTTCAAGGTTTATTACCAAGTTCTTCTAGCCAAACAAACAGAGTTGATATATTATTACAACAATTAAAAAATTTAGGATTATAAGGAGGAAAATATGGCAGGATCAGATATTAAAGTAGTTAGTGCTAATCAAGCTTCTTTATCTAATACATCTTCTAATGTAGCTATAACAGTTACATTAGTAAATGGACCTACAAGATTAAAAGGTTTCATTGCAGAACCTACTTCTACTGCTGGTGTATTAACATTTAAAGATGGTGGAACTGATGTATTTGAAATTAACACAGGAAACGTTGATGCTGGAGCATCTACTTTTCAATTAAATCTTCCAGAAGAAGGTGTTAAGTTTAATACAAATTGTCAAGTTTCAGCAACGATTGCAGGTGCTAATGTATCTACTATTCAAGGTGTTACATTATTCCACGCATAAGGATAATTTATGGCAACATCAGGAACAGCAACATTTAATTTAACAGTTAATGATGTTATACAAGAAGCTTATGATAGAATAGGAGGTGATCCTATTTTAGGTTATGATGTACGATCAGCTAGACGTAGTTTAAATATTATGTTTAGTGATTGGGCTAATCGTGGCTACAATCAGTGGACAGTTGAATTAAAAGATTTATCATTAACTCAAGGCACTAATACTTATACACTTGATTATGATACAATAGATATTATTAATGCAAATATTTTAGATGGAAGTACAGAATATTCAATGACACGTTTAGGTATTAATGATTATGCTGCTATATCAAATAAAACTTCTCAATCTAGACCAACTCAGTTTTATTTACAAAGATTAAATACACCTCAAGTTTTAATTTATCCAACACCTGATCAAGCTTATACTTTAAGATATTACAGAATGAGAAAAATACAAGATATTACTGCATCAACTATAAATGGAGTTGAACAAAATATGGATGTTCCATTTAGAGCTTTTGAATGTATGTGTGCAGGTCTTGCTTATTATCTTTCTAAAAAAAGACCAGGGATAGATTTAAATACTCAAGCTGCATTAAAATTAGATTACGAACAAGCTTATGAAAGATTAATTGCAGGAGATGACTCGCCATCTACTAGAATTTTACCTAGTACGAGTTATTATAATTAATGGCAAAATTTGCAGATAGAAGTAATAAACCACATAGAGCACCTCATCAAAAATTTGCAGGTGGTAAATATGCTTTAGCTATATCTGATCGTTCTGGTTTAGAATTTCCATATAATGAAATGGTATTTGAATGGAACGGTAGTTTTGTACATATATCAGAATTTGAAAAGAAACAACCGCAATTGGATTTAATATATTTTACAGATGCTGAATCTTTAGAAAATGCAAGACCTCAAGCTAATTTATCAGCTACTGGAGGTGTTCCAAATCAAATTAACTTAATATATCCATCTACATCAGGTGCAGTATCTAATGTAGGTATAGCACAAGCAAGCACAAATTTGTTATCAACTGCTGTAGGAAGTGTTACAGTATCTACATAATGAAAAATAAAAAATTGGGAGTTATGATCGCAACTCCTTGTTATGGCGGTCAATTAACTGAAAGTTATTTGCATGGTATTATTAATACAATTACTTTAGCAAATCAAAAAGGTTTTCAATTACATTTAAATACAATGGGAAACGAAAGTTTAATTACTAGAGCTAGAAATACTTTAGTAACTCAATTTTTAGATGCTGATAAAGAAGATCCAAATAAATTTACTCATTTAATGTTCATAGATAGTGATATTGGTTTTGGTGGAGAAGCTATATGGAGATTATTAGATAGTGATTATGATGTAGCTTGTGGAATATATCCTAGAAAATCTGTAGATTGGAATACTGTAAAATCTTTTGCTGAAAAAAATGAATTAGAAAACTTAGAACAAAAAGCTTTAGGGTATAATTTAAATTTTGCTAATCCATTAAATATTGAAGTAACTAATGGATTTACTGAAGTTTTAGATGCTGCAACTGGTTTTATGTGTATAAAAAAAGAAGTTTTTTATAAGATGATAGAAGCTTATCCTAATCTTAAATATACTTCTGATCAAATAATAAATAATGAAAGATTTAGCAGTGACAATTGTTATGCATTTTTTGACTGTATTATTGATGAAAAAAGTAATAGATATTTATCAGAAGATTATGCTTTTTGCAGATTATGGCAAAAGATAGGTGGAAAAATACACGCTGATTTACATAGTCCTCTTACGCATTACGGAACATATGCTTTTAGAGGTCATGTATGGAGTAAGTTTAAAGTTGAAGGAGTAGATAATAATGCCAATGACATACAGCAGTCTAAAAAATGATATTCAAGTTTGGGCTGAAAATACAGGAACAGATTTTACTGCACAGTTAGATACATTTATAGGTAACACTCAACAAAAATTATCTAGAGATATAGACCCTACTGGTTTTAATCAAAATGTAACTTCTTCTATGTCAGTAGGAGATAGATTTATTACTTTACCATCAGCAGTAGAACCTATGCTTTTAAATTATTTAAATATTATAGATAGCTCGGGTAATAGAGTATTTTTAGAAATTAAACCAATAGAATATTTACAAGAATATTGGCCTAACGCTTCTATTACATCTCAACCTAGATATTTTGCTAATTTTAATGATACTACATTATATGTAGCTCCAACTCCTGATTCTTCTTATACTATGGAACTTGGTTATCAAGGAAGAATTAATCCATTATCTAATACTAATACAACTAATTGGTACACTGAAAATGCTTCTGATGCTATGTTATATGGTTGTTTATCTGAAGCAAATCTCTTTACAAAGAACATGGAAGACTATAATATCTATAAACAAAGATATGTCGAAAGTGTGGCTGCTATTAATAACGAAGCTCGTAGAAACAGAAGAACTGACTACAAGTTTCCAGGTAGTCCACTAGGCGAAAACACATTAACTGGAGGACAATAACTATGGCCATATCTCAAGCGATTACAGTGTCGTTTAAACAAGACTTAATGTCGCCTGGCGGAAACTTAGAAGCTCAGACATTAAAATGCGCACTTTATGATAACACTGCAACTCTTAACCAAAACACAACTGCTTATATAACTGCTAATGAAATTTCAAATAGTGGTACTAATTACACAACTGGTGGTGCTACATTAACTAATGTTGCTATCTCAACTGATGGAACAACTGCTATTTTTGATGCTGATAACGTTTCATTTGCAAATGCAACTATTTCAGCTCAAGCTGCATTAATTTATAATGCAAATAATAGTAATTCCGCTATTGCTGTTTTAGATTTTGGCGGAGTTAAAACATCTACTAACGGTACATTTGAGTTACAGTTTCCAAACGCTGACGCAACTAATGGCTTAATTAGAATAGCATAAGGAGAAATTCCTTATGGCCAATATTACTGGTTATAGTAGAGGCACTTGGAATCAAGGTGCATGGAATGAACCTATACCTGTTGAAGTAACAGGACAAATTTTAAATGCTAATACGGGAAATGTAACTGTATTAGAAGGTATAGGAAATTTAGTTTCAGTTACTACTAATTTAATTAATATTGATGTTAGTAACGTTACTCTCTCTATAAGTTCTTTTCTTCCAATAACAGGAGAAGAATTAAATATATCTCAAGGAAATACAATAATTAGTATTTCTCCTAATATTAATATTACTGGAGAAGAATTAAATATATTCCAAGGAGAAGAAAGTATAACCGCATCTTCTTTAACTGATATAACAGGAGAAGAATTAAATATATTCCAAGGAGAAGAAAGTATAACCGCATCTTCTTTAACTGATATAACAGGAGAAGAATTAAATATAAGGGTTTATTTCTATTCAAGCTGGAGGATCTGTTACAATTCAAACTGGTCCAGAAATAGATTTAGAAGTATCTTTAGGAAATGTACTTATAACAGCAGATAGTTTTACAAATGTTACAGGAGAAGAATTAAACGCTGATACTGGAAATGTAACAATTAGTGGTCAAGCCATTTTTAATATAACAGGCTCAGAGGCAAATACAACTGTTAATACTATAACAGTAGCAGAAGGAACAGGAGTTATTATAACTGGATCTCAAGTAAATACAGCTATTACCACTCTTAAATTTTGGGATTTAATAGAGCCTACTATTATAGAAAATTGGAATATAATTCAGCCTACTAATACTGAAATTTGGAATACAATTCAAACCACTAATACTGAAATTTGGAGCAATATTCACTAGACAAAATATGACAAATAGTTATTATTTACAATATATAAAATTAGGA